ACGGATTCCACCTAGAGAATCACGGAAATGCCATGTTTTTACCGATGTATCAATCAGGATTCTGTAGCCTTGACGTTTCAGACCGTATGTAAATAAAGTCTCCTCACGATGAGCAGCAGGAGACAGGAACGGATTGAACTTCTCGACCCCGCGCCGGTACAGAAAGGTGGAGTGCAAGTGGTCCGCCTCAATCGTACGCTGCGTAGGATGAGTAAACCATTGGACATTAAAGTTGGGGTCCAAAATGGAGTTGGTAACGTTCCGGTCGGGAACGGGAGCAGGATTTGGCATAAGAACCAGTCCACCAACGGCGCCAACCTTGGTGCCCTCCCAAGTGGCGGTACCGATCAGCCTCTCCAGAACGTCAGGTTCAGGTATCTCGTCGTCATCCACTCTCCAAATCCAGTCCGTCGCCGCCATTTCCTGTATCCGCTGATGCGAAATGTGCTGTCCCCGTTTTACCCCGTATTCAAGTTGAAACGTTATCCCGCGAGCATTGAGCAGCTCAAATATGTTTTGATACGCAGGGATGGTTCGTAGATCAGTGGGATTATCGGTATCATCAATGATGATGATATGATCGGGTTTACGAGTCTGGAACGCTATTGATAGAAGCGTGAGCACCAGTTTGTCGTACCGATTCTTTGTTGGGATGCCGCAAGTGACCGTCATTTCATCACCTCGTATTTGATGTCTCGATCGAACAAATCCAGACCGTTCTCGATGCAATGCTTGATGTGCTCTGGATCGGTAAACTGTGGAACGTCAATGTTGCGGTGAGCGGTGTTGTGCATCTTTTCCTGTACCGCCTCAATCCCTCCAAAGTATGACAGATGTTCGCCACCTGGAACGATGTCTGGAACGTCTGTCAGATACCGTGCCGAAGTCGGGGTGATCTGGAACAGTTGCCAGTAGCGCATGATCTTTCCATGGCGCCACGGGTCTTTGGCTTTCACCTTGTAATCGTACAGATAAAGATCCATCCGGAGCGCGTGGATTGTATCGCCAGTAAAGTTCTTAACCGCTTCAGGGTTCGGGATTTCATCGCAATCCACCACCACGATAATGTCCGTATCGTTGCAGTGAGCCAGTGCTCGCATCATGGAGTTGCGCTGGTGGCGTTCAATGTCCCATGCGCTTCGTTCAGTTCCATCAAATGGAGGAAAGTCATCGACCACAACATGGCTGATCTTGGATAGGTAACGCTCGTACCGCGCCATGTTTTCTTTGAAATGGAGCGGTTTAGGCTTGCCGGCGTGATTGATTGTGCCTTCCACGATCACAAACCGGTCAACGGCGTCCCACATGGTTTTCAGATGATGCTCCAGAATATCAAACTCGTTGTTGAACATCATGCACTCGTAGATGGGTGGTCTGGGCATTTTGGTCGTGGACCAGATTGATGTGCCTTCGTTCCCGCATACGCTGATCCCGAAAATTTCATCTACGGCCTGAGTCACCCCCGGCCAAAGCGGTTGCCAATAATCGTGTCCGCACAGTGTTCCGCCATCTTTGACCAGTGTTGCAAAAGTGTAGATGTCTTCCTTGGTTTCTTCTTTGGTATGGCCGGCGTCGATAAATATCATGTCGGCTTTGACCCCCATATCCTTGAAGAATTTGGCTGCGTGGCGTCCGTGCAGCCGGATCGGTCTCAGCTTTCCGGTCTCGACATGCCGCCACAAATTGTGTAAGAACTGGTTAAATGCGAAATCGCCATCTAACTCCCTGGCCTGAACATGATTCGTGTCCTTCTCTGCTGCGCTTCCAGCCCAAGTATCAATGCAGTAAAGAACCCCATCTGCCGGAAGATTATCAGCAATGGCTGTCGAACTCTTCCCAAACCAGCTACCCAATTCAATCACCACCTTCGATTTCCGAGCCTGATTCCCCAACCACGTAAGCTCGGCGTCACTCATCCATTCCCCCAGTTTCTGGGCATTGGAAATCAATACCCCTCCGTAGCGTTCACGGAGGATAGCGTGGTTTTTAGCCATCAGTTCTTCGCCACCCGGCCAGTTTTTGAAGGTGTTGTTGCCTTCGTGATAGATGGGAAAGGTGCCGAGTCCTAATCGCCCGTCGTACGGCACCTTCCCATCGTTCGGAACTTGTACCAACCGTTGGCCAGAGGCGACGGCGCGGCAGCACAAATCCACATCTTCAGCGTAACCAGCCCCGAAAATTTCATCGAGAAGTCCGATAGTATCGAGAGCACTTTTACGGATCATGCAGCAAAAAAAGCACAGGAAATCCTGCTGGATCTCTGTGTTCCGCATCATCCAAGGACCAGTGATAGCAACTTTAGGATCACTGAAAGGAGCAGACAGGATATTGAGCCAATCGTTAATTCCCTGAGGTAAAAGAATGGTGTCATCATTGAGTAAAACTATGAACTCTCCTTTCGCTATCCTGATCCCAGCGTTGCAGGCTCTCGGATAACCGATTTTGTAATCGAACCAGAGCACTGTGTCCGCATCTAGGACTTGCTCATTGTCGAAGCCATTAGCCACTACGATGATTTCATAATCACCTTCGGTGTACTTCCGAATGGATTCCAAGCAGGGAATCAGGTTCTTTTCTTTACAGGTTGGAATTATGATGCTCGTCATTGCGCCTCCCACATATAAACTTGTGCAGCAGATGTGCCGGTTTCTGTCCAGGCGATGTCGAACGTTGTTGCCCCGACATTTTGGACTACTCCTGTTATGAAAGCATTGGCACCTGTGTCAAGTCTTACCGCGTAAGCCGTTGAAGTTGCCCCAGGTTCCGCTCCAGTAATCGCACTGGGATCGTAAGGCTGATAAACGCACCGATTCCCGCTTGAACTGTAAATTCCAATGCAATGAGTAGTAGGCGTTGCTGACGCATTGTTGGTGAATGATCCAATTCCGTACAGCCTGATAATAACAGGGGTCTTGCCTAATCCATGAGTAATAGCATCTGTCTGTGTAGCAGTTGGAGAGGTTGCAACCCCGCATGTAGCCAGAGGTGCCCCTGAAAACCCCGAGAACGCTGAGTAACCGCTAATCCCGCTGTAACCCGAATATCCGGAATAGCCGCTTTTACCACTGAACCCTGAGAATCCAGATACACCTGACACCGTTGCAAGCCACGTATCGGTATCCTGTTTGATTAAGCAGACCGTCGAGTACTGCCCGTTGGTGGCTGAAGCACCCTGCAACGTCACTCCACCTGTGACCGTGATTGATACGATCCCAGCACCAGCCTGTTCAACCACGATCTGTGTTCCGGTTGGGAATGCCTGAGTAGCGTTTAACGGGATATTGACGCTGTGAGCCGCAGCCGAACTCATCTTGAGGCCGGTATTAGCGTCTGCCAGAACAAGCGGATGATCCGCATCGGTAACGGTGGCGAAGGTCAGGAGTTGCGGACCTGAATAGCCTGAGTATGCGCTGTAGCCAGAGAACGCACTATAGCCTGAATAACCGCTAAGCCCTGCTCCTGAATAACCGCTATAGCCCGAGTATCCCGAAAGCCCTGAAAAACCGCTGAACCCAGAAGCTCCATCCACCCCGATTGATCCGGCCGTGCCACTATAGCCTGAATAAGCCGAGTACCCTGAAAACCCGCTAGTAGCGTCACCACTAAACCCTGAAAACCCCGAAGTTCCAGCACCGCTAAACCCAGAGAACCCGCTGGTGCCAGGAGCGGTGGAACTAAACCCTGAAAATCCGCTTAGACCTGCTCCTGAGAATCCACTGAAACCGCTCGTGCCGGCACCCGAGAAGCCAGAGAACCCGCTAACTCCCGAACCGCTGTAGCCAGAGTAGCCTGAAGAACTTGAATATCCGCTGTATCCAGAGACACCGCTTTGGGAACTGTAACCTGAGTAGCCACTGACACCCACGCCCGAGAACCCAGAGTACCCACTTTCGCCCGTGCCTGAAAACCCAGAATAACCGCTTTGGCCTGAGAAACCAGAGTAACCGCTTGGTCCCGGACTTGCGGCTGAAAATCCACTGAACCCCGAAGTCCCTGGGCTTGAAAACCCG